GGACCTGTCCGAGTTCTTTGATCCATCCGTTTTTGCGACGTCTTTGAGGCTGTCGCGCGGTGGCGAAGTTCTCGGGCGGGTCCTTTGTCTTTTTGACGATCCGTCGACCACTCCACAGCTGGGCGATTTTTCGCTCGATGATCAAGCACCGCGTGTGACAATGCCGGAGACTGACGCCACGGCGTTGGGTTTCCGTCGCGGCGATGTGGTGGCAGTAAGCGGTCGCGAGTTCGATGTGATGCGCTCTCCGGACCTGGACGGCACCGGTGTTGCGGTGGTGATCTTGGCGGTTCGTGCGACGGTCTACAATGCTGAAGCATGATATTGATGGCCGAGGGCTTGAGGCTCTTGCAAATGAATATGCGGCGACGCCTCGGCAGATGGAAATGGCCCAGGGTCGGGCTGCAAAGCGCACAGCGGCTACCATCCGCCGGCTTGCCTCTACGGGGCTGCGCACCGAGCTCGGGCTCCGAAACGCCACGGCTTTGCGCCGGCGCTTAAAGGAGTTCAAAGTCGGGCGCAGCGGTAAGGTCCTAAAGGTCTGGATTGGCGCTAACGATCTTCCGATTTCTGCGTTTAAGGGCCGGCTGCAAAAGGTGCCAGGTGGCATTCGGCTTGGGTCCACGACCATCCACGGCGCATTCTTTGCGCGCATCGGTGGAAAGCGTCGCGTTTATCAGCGGATCGATCGCGACCGAATTGCCGAGGTGTCCATGCCGGTTGCCGATCGGATGATGGTCTATCTTGAGGACGAAGTTTTTACCGATGTTGGTTCAATTTTCATGAGGCATTTGGTGTCCGAGGTCCGTGCGCGGACGATGCTGGACACTGCAAGGGGTTAGGGGCTTGGCTATGGAGCAATCTTGGCAGATCGACGTGGAGACGGCGCTCGATGCGATCGTTTCCGCAATTAAGGTGAAGTTTCCGGAGTTTAAGTCGGTGATTGCCGAGGATGAGCCGTCCGACGCGTTATCCGTTCCGGCGGTGCTTGTGCAGCTGTCTGAAATTGAGCCTGAGCCTGATAGTGATCCACTGACGGGGCAGCTTGCCTGTGTGTTTCGGATCGAGGCGCGGATCGTCATGGGTGCTCTTTCGCCTAGTGCACGGATTGGCGCGGCCACGGCGGCCGGTCGGTTGGCGGCCTTTGTTCACCAGAACCGCCTGGGCTCGATGTGGGACGCTGCGATCGTCTTGGCGGTTGAGCCGGATGAGTTTGCGCCTGGTGCGGATCAGTTTGTTATTTGGCGAGTTGAGTGGGCGCATGGCGGCCGGCTCGGGGACAGTAATGTGCCGATCGGGAATGACACGCCGGTGCAAATTTTGGTTTCGCAGGCGCCATTAATTGGCCCGGGCAATGAGGCGGAGTATTCATGACCGGATCGGCATTTGAAATTGCGCAGCTGGCCCAGGCAATCGAGCGGGTGGTTATGGTCGGCACTGTCACGGATATTGATGCGCCGGCGGCGCGGGTGCGGGTGTCCCTTGGTACCGATGCGGTTTCCGATTGGCTGCCATTCGTCCAGTTTGGCTCGGCAGCGGTGCGGGTCTGGATCCCGCCGGTGGTGGGTTCGCAGGTTACGGTTTTCTCGCCTGGGGGGGATACGACGCGGGGCTTGGTTTTCCCTGGCCCATATGATGGATCTGCGCCGGATAATCGCACCTCGGCAGTTCGCATATCGATGCCTGGTGTTGATCTGGAATTGGTGGACGGCGTGATGCGCGTTATTGCCGGCTCGATCGAGGTGCCGAATGGCGACGTTGTTGCCAGCGGTATCAGTCTGGTAAATCACACGCACGGTGGCATTGAGCCAGGTCCTGGCAGCACCGGTGCTCCTCAGTGATGCCGCGCATGGAAGCCGCCAGAGGCGGCGCGTTCTATCTGGCCCCAGGGTGGCGTCATGATTGGGCTTAATTCATCCACTGGACGCGCGCTTGGCGGGATTGATCACCTCCGCCAGTCGATCGTCGACATTCTGCGGACGCCTCTCGGCTCTCGGGTGATGCGTCGCGAGTATGGCTCGCGGTTGTTTAGTTTGGTGGATGCGCCTTTGGGTGAAGGCACAAAGTTGGCGATCATGGCTGCCACGGTTGAAGCACTCGAAACTTGGGAGCCTCGCTTGGCGATTGATACAGTTTCGGTCGTTTCATACGGTGCCGGCCGGATTTCTTTGGATTTATACGCCACCTATTTGCCTGATGGGCGAGCGGTGGCGCTGGATGGGATTGATGTGGCATGAGCGGTTTTACTTCCATTGATTTGTCGCGTTTGCCGGCTCCGTCGATCATTGATCTGTCTGATTTCGAGACTATTTTGGCTGCGCTTAAGGCTGATATCATTGCTGCGCTTCCCGAGCTCGAGTCTGCGCTTGAGCTGGAATCCGAGCCGCTGGTTAAAGTTCTCGAAAGCTGGGCCTATCGTGAGCTGCTTTTGCGCACGGCCGTGAATGAAGCCGGCCGCAGTGTACTTTTGGCGTTTGCGACCGGCGGAAACCTTGACCATATAGGTGCCTTTTTTAATGTGTCGCGGCTGGTCATTACAGAGGCAAATCCGAGCGCTGTGCCTCCGATCGAGGAAGTTCTGGAAAGCGATGAGCGGTTGCGCGCACGGGTTCAGCTGTCATTCGAGGGGTTCAGCACGGCCGGATCGGTCGGGTCGTATGTCTATTGGGCTTTGGCTGCATCGGGCGACGTCAAAGATGTGAGTGTTTCCTCACCAAATCCAGGCGATGTTCTGGTTACAATTCTTTCAACAGTCGGCAACGGTGGCGCGGCTGCGTCCCTACTTGATGAAGTCGCGGCTGTGTTGTCGGCAGAAGACCGGCGTCCATTGACCGATCTGGTTTCTGTCGTGTCTGGATCGATCTTTGAGTACACTGTTGAGGCGGTTTTGACGCTTTATCCTGGGCCAGACGCGTCTTTGGTCCTTGCGGCTTCGGAGGCAGCGCTGGGCGAGTATGTGAGCCAGCACCATCGCCTTGGGCATGATATCACGCGCTCTGGAATCCTTGCAGCTCTGCATGGCGTCGGAGTTCAGAATGTGAGCCTTGTGTCACCTGCGTCTGATATAGTTGTTGGCGACACGGCCGCAGCGTTCTGCACTTTGGTTACCGTCACTGTCGGTGGTGTCGATGTCTGATCAGGTTCAATTGCTCCCCTCAAACTCTACCGCTCTCGAGAAGGCGCTCGATCTGTTGCCGGCTCGGGTTGATGGCGCGGATGTGGCCGTCGAGTCTCTTTGGAGCGCGCAGGATTGTGACGCCAGCATTTTGCCTTGGCTTGCATGGGCTTTGTCTGTCGACGTCTGGGACGTGTCCTGGGGCGAAGCGACGAAGCGCAAAGTTGTTGCGGCCTCGGCCGATGTGCATCGGCGTAAGGGGACGGTTGGTGCGGTTCGCCGCGCTCTCGACGCGCTGGGCTATGATATCGAGGTGACCGAGTGGTTTGAGTACGGCGGGGATCCGCACACGTTCCGCGTTGCGGTGGATTTGATCGGCTCGCATTCGGCGGGTGTTGAAATCGGACCTGCTATTGTGTCGGAAATCTCGGGGTCGATTGAAAACGTCAAGCCGGTTCGGTCGCATTTTGACGTGGCGCTTGTCGCGTCTCTTAAAGCTCCAGTTTATGTGGGCGCATTTGCCCAGACTGTTATTTTTGCCGAGGCTTTGCCCGATATCCCGCCTGCACCGGTCCTTTGGGCCAGCTCGGGCTCTGCTGTTGTTTTAACCACTCACATTCGCTCTGAAATTGGAGGCTGATATGCCATCTTATGCAATGCTCACAAATGTAGGCCGTAACAAAGAAGCGGCCGCGCTGGCCAGTGGTGCGGGGTTTGATATCACTGATTTGGCTTGGGGCGACGGTTCTCGCATCCCATCGGGCGGTGAGGTGGCTCTTGAAAATGAGCTGGGTCGCAAGAGTGTCGATGGACGGGGAGTCATGGCGGGCTCGCCAAACACGGCTTTTTTTGAGATTCTTATCGCGCAGGAAGAGGGACCTTTCGTAATTCGCGAGGTCGGCTTGTTCGACGTGGACGGGGATATGATCGCGGTGGCCTATTATGATCCGGTCGTAAACAAGCCTTCAGGTTCGGTGTCAGTTCACTTGCGGATTAACGTTGTTTTTTCAGACCTGGAAAACTTGGTTATTCGGATTGATTCTGCGTCGTCATTTGTGCCTGCAGAACGCCAAATCCTGACCGGAAACGGCCTTAAGGGCGATGGCGATCTTAGCGCCGACCGGATGATTGAGTTCAACCTGTCTGAGCTCGACTCCCTCACTCCCTCGGCTTTCACCAATCTCGATCGTTTGGTCGCCTTTGACGAAAGCAAAGACGAGCCTGTGCTTATTACCGCCGAGGCTCTGGCCACACTTCTTTCTAAAACATCAGCACTCAGCCTTGATGAAACGGCTGACTATTTCGGAGATCAATCATGAGCGGACAATTGGGCAGCGCTGCCCCTGCAGCAGATACTGCTACAACTCTTTACACTGTGCCTGCAGACACGCGGGCGACGGTCAATATCCACGCCTGCAATCGGGGTGCGTTCACCGCTAAAGTTCGGATCGCCATCACGGCGGATGCGAGTCCCAGCAACAAAGACTGGATTGAATTTAACGCACCTGTCGAGGCAAACGGCGTTCTTCAAAACACCGCAGTCGTGATGTCGGCTGGTGAAAAAATTGTGGTGCAGGATGACACTGGAGAAGTGTCTTATCGCGTCCACGGAATGACGAAAGGAACAGTCTAATGGGTCGTTTTATTTCCAGCGCGGTGTCTGGCAAAGCCAATACAGGATTGGCGACTATTACGGGCGATAAAATACCGACCGGCAAAGGTTATATTTACCCGTTTGGGTCCAATAACAGCATGTTTTGGACCAGCGTCGGCACCCACGACTGGACTGTTCCTTCCGGAATAACACAAATTCGAGCACGGGTGCTCGGTGGCGGTGGCGGCGGCAACGGCGGCGAAACGAGTGGCGTCGTCAATAAAGGTACCGGTGGCGGCGGAGGCGGCTTTGCTATGGGAGTGTTCGATGTAACTCCTGGGGACGTCATTACGGTGACTGTGGGAGCGTTTGGAGAAGGTGGAAGACTTGATACCGGCAATCTTCCTTCCAGCGGCGGCACCTCGTCCGTCGGCGCGCTCATATCTGCAACTGGCGGTGGAGCCGGTACTTTAGATACGACGCCGTCGACGGCTATTGCTGGAGGTCGTGGCGGTGCTGGTACCGGCGGCGACTTCCAAGCTGATGGCGGCACCGCTTTTTCATCTTCACCTGCCGGCGAGGCTGGCGGCGGCGGAGGTGCCGGATCGCAGCTTGGAAATGGGGGGGACGCTCGCGGTCGCGGCGGTGCAGGCGTTCTTTTCGGGACATATCCTGGAGATTATGCAGGGGCCAGTGCCTACGGGTCCCCCTACGAAAGAGATAACGGGAACTTTTCTGAGCCTGGTCCTAATATACTTGGGGAGCGTAATGCAGATAGCTTAGATAATCCCTTGAATACTCCGATGAGGTTTGTGTTTGAATTTTTCACTGGACGCGGTGGTTTCGGAGAAGGGATTATCGAAGATACACTTGGCCAAAGCGGTGGCGGTGGCGGTTCCAATGGCAACACTTCCTTGATGCGCGGCGGCGGCGGCGTAGGCGGTGGCAGCGCGGCGATGAAATCGACTAGCGGCAATGGTGGAACAAATCGCGGCGGCGGCATTGGCGGTGGCGGCGGCGGTAACCAACTAAGTGACGACAACGCCCAAGGAGCCTCTGGCGGCTCTGGTATAGTAATATTGGAGTGGTAAGATGGCAAAATTTGCAAGAATGACGGAAGCAGATGACAACGGTCAACGTCGCGTGATTGACTTAATTGAAGGTGATCCGGCGGAGCTATTTCATCCAGATATTGCCGCTGAATTTATCGAAGTGCCAGCGGAGACAAGTCGCCGGTCGACCAAAAACGGACAGACTTGGACCCACTCCGAAGAACCGACGTTCTTGGTGGCAGAGCCGCAATACCGCACACGGGTGAGCCGCGTCGAATTTAAAATGCTTTTCACAATTGATGAGCAAGTCGCGATCCGCATGGCACGCGCTTATGATGGCGCGGATGAACCATCCAAGCTGCTTAAATTCACGCTCGACGCGCTTTATGACGTGCTGGACGATCCACAGTTGACTGAGTTGGACATTGAGGCCGCGATGGTTGTGGGTGGTCTGTCCGGTTTGGCGCAGGCTGGTCTACTGACTGAAGAGCGGCGCGCATCTATCGCGCTCGGCATCCCAGCTGGCACCATAAGTTAATCGCATCCTCTGGCGTTTGGGAAACCGCCAGAGGAACGGCCGCCGGCGCATGCCGAGGCTTACGGATTGTGATCGCGTAAAGATTGAAGGTCAAAAAAATGGCAGAAATAGAGCTTTATCGGGGTACCGATTTTAAGAAAGAGTTTCATTATGTCGGTGAGAATGACGCGCCTATCGATATGACCGGCTACACTTTTTCGGCTTTTGAGGCTTCGCGTGATTTTAAAGATAAAATCATCATCACCGAAACAGACTTGGCCGGAGGTGTTATCTCTATTCGTATCGATTGGGATGATGCACTTTCCAGTGCGATCACGCATAAATTTCGTATCCTGGCCACACTTGGTGAGGATGATACGGGGTCTGAGCCGGTCGAGGTGCGTTACTTATGATCGCAGCCATCAAAGTCGTTTTGAACACTCAGAAAATTATTGTGCGCTCCCCCACACCTCACAAAATCATTCTGTCACAAAAAGGCACCCAGGGTGCCTCGGGTGCCTCGGCATTCGTTTCCGTAGACGAAAACAACACTTTGACAAAAGGTTCGGATAACGGATTCTTCGCACCTGGGCCGAGCAAACCTGCGGATATCCTCGACTTCATTTCAGCGATAGACGCTGCATTAAACTAAGGAAAAGCCATGTCTGATTATTACAGTAAATCCCAAACCGACGCGCAAGCCACGGTCATTGGGGCACGGATCAAAACGGCCACAAATGCCGAAACTCTGGCGGCAGCAATTGATGCCACCTCAGACCGCAACATTCTGACCGACGCAGAGCGGACCAAACTTTCTGGTCTGGAAAGCTCTAAATTTCTGGGGACATTTGCGACAAGTGGCGCAATCCCTACGGTTGGGGCTGTTGCCGGTTCTTACGCTGATGTTGATGGAGGTGTCGGCGTAGACGTGGAGCGTTGGGTTTATGACGTTGATGATGATGTGTTCATCAAACTCGCGGGGGCTGTTGGGGGCGAAACGTCCTCAAGCATCAAAACCAAGTACGAGGCCAATGCGAACACAAACGCTTTCACTGACGCAGAAAAGGCCAAACTTGCGGCGTTTGTAGAGGCGACAGATATCGCTGATTTCACCGCTGCAATTGACGCTGCTCTCGCCTAATGTCGGGCTATTACAACAAAGCCCAAATTGACGCCATCGCCACGCTAATTGGCGACAGGATCAAAGCAGCCAGCTCGGGTGGTGGTGGTGACGTAACTTGGGTGTTGCGCACTTCAAACGTCACCGCCACGGCTCCCTCTGCGGTTATAGCGGACACATCGGGCGGCGCTTGGACGTTAACGCTTCCCGCGTCCCCATCAATAGGCGATTACGTTCAATTGCTAGACGGGGCGGATTGGAGTGCGAACAACCTGACCGTCGCGCGTAATGGCGAAACCATTGACGGTGACGCTGCTGACCTCGTCATGAACATTGGTAATATCGCGGTTGACTTAATCTATGACGGGACAACGTGGCAAATCGCGGCGCAGGTTGGCGCGCAGGGTGGCGCGCAGGGTGGCAGCGATTCTTTCGTTTCAAGTCCGATTGCGCAGGTGAGAAATGCTAGTGCAATATCGGACCTGAACGGGACTACGGATTGGGCAGACGTTGCTATAACTGGCCTTATCGATTTCATGGACGCGGGTTTCAGGGCTGGTTCAACAGGGATAATCTGCGATTTTGATGGTCGGATTGAAGTTAAGGTTCACATTCTGCAAAACAACAGCACGAACGCTCGGACAAACGTAAAAACAAGGGCCGCTAACGGTGCAGCGGTAAGCCCAATTGAAGGCGCGGGCGGTTATATTCGTGACAGTGATAATAACGATGAGTCGAGCGGACAAGCAGGTGAAAAAATGAGCGTTGTAGATGGGAACGAAATAACTTTGCAGACCATTCGGGAAGCCGCGTCTGGTGCTGTAGTGGGTCCGGCTGGCAGTTGCATGATTTCAATTATGAGAATTTAAGGTAAAAAATGGCAAATCTATCAGATAAGATTTCACCATCGGGTGTCGCCAGTTTGTCAGGGGCAACGTTTACGGGCGTGACGTCTGGTCCAACACCAGCTGCGGGAACGGACACAGATGAGTTTGCGACAACTGCCTTCGTAAAGGCTGCAATTGCTGCAGCTGCAGCTGGCGGTGGTGGCGGTGGTGGCGGGGGGCTTTATGACGGTTTGATGATTGTGCAGGATCAACGATCTTCAGGGACGGATGGTGGTAGGGCTGATCCTAATTACGCTAAGAGAACGCTCCAAACTATCGTCGAAAACAGCATCACGGGGGCGTCACTAGCGTCTGATTTAATCACACTTCCGGCGGGTTCGTATCACGTAAGCGGTTGGGGCGCATTTTACCGTGTAGACGAAACCACGATGCATCTGAAAGATAGCAGCGATACAACTGAATATGTTCGGGCGAGTTTAGTAAGGCAGGCAAATTCCGACGTTTCAGGGTTTTGCCCGATAGACGGTTATTTCACTCTTGGGTCATCAACAGCTTTGGGTCTTTGGTATGACACAACCGGCGACAACGGTGGTAACGATTTGGGGATTGGTCGTAGTGATTTCGACGGTCCTGAAGTTCACTGTTCGTTAACTTTCCTCAAATTAGCGTAGGCAATTCAAAATGAAATATGCTCTGATAATTGACGGAACAGTTAACACCGTGTCATTTCAGGAAGTCGAAGGATGGGTCGAAATACCTGACAGCGTGTTTGGTGGTTTCTCTCAAAACGCTGATGGGTCTTTTTCGCCACCACCCACTAGTCCGATCTATGCCAACTCTGCCATTGCAAAATCTGCCGTGACAGCTTGGATTAACGAGCTCACTGGCTCGATCCAGAACCTTTATCCTGCGGTCGTGCAGGCTGGTTGGGTCGAAGAGGAGGCCATGGCGACCGCTTACGAGGCAGGTGCCGCAACCGACGCACAACTCGCCACTTTGCAGACTGATGCTGATGCCAAAAACCGCACGCCGGCAGAACATGCGCAGCGCATCTTGGAAAACGCGCACGCCTTCCGATCCATCGCAAAGCAAACCCGGGGGCTTTGGTTGGCAACAAACGAGAAGATCGACGCGGTGACGGATCCGTTTCAATACGAAGTTGTCATGCAGGCGGCGATCGTAGAGGCGGCACCGCTTGCTGCCGCTTATGGCCTCTCTTGAAACCGCGCTTTGCTCGGGGTCTTGATCGGCGCTGGGCGCTCACGGATCATCTTGTTTGGGAGGTCGGGAGCAAAGGCAGCGGGCGCTTGATCGCAATCCCTGCGGGGACTGAATTCGAGAGCAGCGTCCCTTGGGCTTTGCGGTGGTTTGTATCCCAGGATGATCCGCGGTTCCTACTCGCGGCATTGATCCACGATCATATGTTGGAGAGTGGCCGTTTCGGGCCATTGCAGGCAGCGGCCGAGTGGTTTGATGGGGCATTGGCAGGCGGGGCTCCACGGACGAAAGCTAAGACATTTTATGCGGGCATCGCGGTTTATGCTGTAATTCGAATGCGGCCGAGCGCGGATAAAGTCACAGCACCGTCGCTGTAAACTCATTCTGATGGGCGCTGGGAAACCGCCAGAGGATCGGAGTTTATCGTGGTGGTCTTGTCTTTGTAAATTAACGGCTAGGCGAGGTCTAAAAGATGGCGGGTTTTCTTCATGGCGTAGAGGTTGTCGAAATCGACGCCGGCTCACGTCCCATTCAATCAGTGAAATCTGCAGTGATCGGCATCGTTGGCACCGCGCCTGATGCTGATCCAGCGGCGTTTCCACTAAACACTCCGGTTCTTGTCGCGGGTTCTCGCCTCGAGGCGGCCGGCTTGGATACGGTTGGGGACATGCTTGGCACGTTGCCGGCCGCAATGGACGGCATTTTCGACCAAATCGGCGCGGTGGTTATCGTTGTTCGGATTGAAGAGGAAGCGCTCGAGGCTGATCAGCTTGCGCTCGCAGTTGGTGGCGTTAACGCTGCCACTGGTAATTTCGAGGGTGTTCACGCACTTGTCGGAGCGGAGAGCGTAGTGGGGTTCGCCCCTCGGATCCTGCTCGCTCCTGGCTTCACTCACCAGCGGCCATCGGATCTTGCGAATCCCGTTGTCGCTGAATTGATCGGGATTGCAGAGCGTTTGCGCGCTGTCGTAATTGCAGACGGTCCAAATACAACCGATGCTGATGCGATCGTCGCCGGCACCGACTTTGGTTCCGATCGTGTTTATATGGTCGATCCTTGGCATCGTGTCATGGTCGGCAGTGACATTGTGGACCTGCCACCATCCTCTCGCGTTGCCGGCTTGCTTGCCAAGGTGGACTTGGAGCAGGGCTTTTGGGTGTCGCCATCCAATAAGATCCTTAATGGGGTTCTCGGGGTGTCGCGGCCTATTGATTTCGCGCTGGGCGATCCCAACTCGCGCGCCAACCTTCTCAATGCGGCGAAGATTTCGACCACCATTCGCCAGAACGGCTACCGGCTTTGGGGCAATCGGTCGCTTACTGACGACACCAAGCTGCACTTTCTTTGCGTCCGTCGCACGGCTGATATCATCAATGATTCAATCATGCGCGGTCACCTTTGGGCTGTCGATCGTGGCATTACCGCCTCGTACAATTCCGAAGTTGCCGAAAGCGTGAATGCCTACCTGCGCACGTTGCAAAGCCTCGGGGCGATTTATGGCGGCAATTGCTGGCCCGATCCGGACTTGAACACGCCGGCAAATATCCAGCTTGGTCACGTCTATTTTAACTTTGATTTCACACCGACTTATCCGGCAGAGCGCGTGACTTTCCGGTCGCATCTTGTGAATGATTACATTGAGGAGGCGTTGGTCTAATGGCTGCCGATAAAGTTCTAAAGTTCTTAAATCTCATCGTGGACGGCGTGGGCTACGCCGGCGCGTTGGAGTCCTACACGGCTCCGGACCTGACTATCTCGACTGAGGAGTTCCGAGCCGGTGGCATGGACGCTCCTATCGATCTTGATATGGGCATGGAAAAGCTGACCTGTAGTTTCAAGCTGAAAAGCTACGACACGGATCTGATGGCCTTGTTCGGTCTGCGCAAGGGCAACGGGGTGCAGCTGACTGCGCGCGGTGCTCTCGAGGATCGCGACGGCACTGTCTACGGCATTAAGCATGCGATGCAGGGCAAGATCACGCAATTCCAGCGCGGCGAATGGGTCGGCGGCACAGCTCCGTCGCTGACGCTCTCGCTGTCCCTGGCTTACTATCGTGAGGAGCTGGACGGTCGCGTTCTGCAGGAGCTCGATATCGTGAACATGATCCGCGTTGTTGATGGCGTCGATCAGCTTTCCGATCACCGCGCGGTTCTCGGGCTTTAATTCATCAAAAACGAGGGGACGATCATGGACGTCAAAGAGCATATTGAAGAAAATGACGACGGTTCGGTGACTGTCGACTTTTCAGACCGGCCGGCAAAGTTCGTTGATGGCGAAGTTAAAGAGTTGGTCCTTCGCGAGCCGACTGTCCAGGATCAAATGACGGCGCGCAAGTTGGGGAAAAATGAACCAGCTGGATCCGAGGTATTCCTGATTTCCAGCCTTTCCGAGCGGTCGCCGGAGGACATTCGTGTTCTGACACTCAAGCAGTACGGCCGCCTGCAGGACGCGCTGATTTTTTTTACTGGCTGAGTGAGGTCCGCCTTCGCAGCGGGGTCATTCTACTGGCCTCGCGCACCGGATGGTCCTGGTCTGAAATTGCGGCAATGCCTACCAGCCGCTTTCTTTGGTGGCTAGAAGGACTGTCTCAAGATGAGCCGCAATCAACGCCTTAACGCTACGATCACGGTCGGTTCTGTTCTGGACCAGTCGGTTCGCCGCAATGTGGGCGTTTTGCGTTCTGGCCTCGGCCAAGTTGCACAATCCATTAAATCAGTCGAAACGCGGCAGCGCGAGCTCGGTCGCCAGCGACAGGTCCTTGTTCGTCAGGGGCAATCGGTTGAGAGCCTTGATCGCGAATACGCCGATCTAACTCGCACTATGGTTCGCCTCAAATTGGCGCAGGATCGCTACAATCGGGCGGCGGCAGCCTCTCGGCGTGTGGGTGCGACCTGGCGCAATATGCAGCAATCGGTTTTGAGCACCACTCGCACTATTACGGTTGGGAGTGCATTGGCTGCAGGCGCCATTTTCGGTCTGGCAAACAGCACAGCCGTTCTTGGTGATAATGTTGCCAAGACGGCCGATAAGCTGGGCATCGGGATCGTTGAGCTGCAAGAAATGCGTTATGCAGCCGAGCGCGCCGGCGTCACGACTGAGACCTTCGATTCCGCACTTGAAAAGATGGTTAAGAATTTGGGCGAGGCGTCCATGGGGACCGGCACCGCGACCGATGCGCTCGATGAGCTTGGCCTGTCTGCAGATACTCTGGCAAACATGGCACCGGATGAGGCGCTTGGGGCAATTGCCGAGGCAATGTCTGACGTCGAAAATCAGGCGCAGCGCGCTTCATTGGCAAACGACATTTTTGGCCGATCGGGTGTTGGGCTCCTAAACATGCTACGCGACGGCCGCGCGGGTCTGGATGATATGCGGATCGCGGCACAGCGCACCGGCTATGTGCTGTCTGAAAGTGCGGCGCGCGATGCCGAAGTGTTCCAGGATACGCTGCTCGATACTCGGCTCACGCTCCAAGGGCTTAAGAACACTCTAGGCGCAGAATTGATGCCTGCCGTCACGCGCACGATGCGCAGCGTGGGTGATATGCTGATTTCAAACCGCGCAGAAGTGCAAGAATGGTCCGTGCGTTTCGCAGCCGGTGTTGAGCGGATCGTTCCTTTGGTGGGGGAGCTGTTTATGGGCTTGTCCGCCATTTCGTCTGTTGTTTGGGACGTGGCATCCGGCACGGCTGAAATGGTTGGCGGCTGGGAGAATTTCGGGATCGTTATTGGTGCCGTTTTGGCATCGCGCACCATCTTTCGCATTGGGGCATTCGCTCTCGCAGTGGGTCGTCTAGGGGTGGCCTTGGTCGGGGTGGCGCGATCAACGCCACTTGTAGTGGGCGGGATCCGAGCCATTGGTGCGGCGATCCTTGCTAATCCTATCGGCATTGCCATTGCCGCGATCGCAGCCGGCGCAGCTTTGATCTACAGGAATTGGGAGACTGTTGGGCCTTGGTTTGGCTCTTTGTGGGGTCAAGTTCAGGACGTATTTAGTGGGTTCACGGAGTTTGTCGCGGGTGTCTGGACCGGTGATATCGGGCGCGCTTGGGACGGCATAATGTCCATGTGGGACGGCTATGCGGAGTTTTTCACCACCTTTTGGAGTGGTGTCGGTTCCGTTTTCACCGCGACTTGGAATAACGTGATCAAGCCGGTCACCGATGCGCTGGGCGTGACAGAGCACCTGGTCGCGGCTTGGGACTTTATTGGCGACAGTATCGGCGCTGCAGTTGAATTGGTCGGGTCGGTTTTTGATCGCGTCTGGACGGCAATGATTGAGCCGGTGATCGATGGGCTTCGCAATGTTGGCGGCCTTTCGGCAATCTGGGACGGGGTAAAAACGTCCATCGGGTCTGTGGTTGATTATCTGGGCGAGCGTTTTCGCGCGGTCTGGGAGACAATCCGGCCGGTGATTGAAGCTCTTAAGTGGGGTCTGGATAACGGTCGCAATGCTGCCAATTCGCTTGGCTTTGGCGACGGTGTATCCGCAATGGACGGCCGTGATGGTCAAACGGGCGATCCGAGTTTCCGGCCGCCTGGATCGGTTTTGGGTAGTCGCTTAGGGCGAGGTCCATTGGATACGCCAACGGGCTATGCTCGAGGCGGTACATCGGGC